TTGGGAGACGGAGAAAAACTTCGTGGGTTTCGTTTTCATAGAATAATTATTGATGAGTTCGCTTTGATGCCCGAAAGAATTTACAACGAAGTTATTGTGCCATTTTTAGCCGTAGTGGAAAATCCCACTCAGCGGGACGACCTTTTTAAATTGGAAAGTCTTCTTATAAAAGAAAACAAGATGGAGAAGGGAGATCGCCACGTATGGCCAAATAATAAATTAGTGGCATTGTCGTCGGCTTCTTATAAGTTTGAATATCTTTACAAACTATACACTCAGTTCGAAAACCTGATAGCAGAGCCTAAGCAAAAAGACAAAGCTTCACGTTGTATTATGCAGTATAGTTATGATTGCGCTCCAGCGCAGCTCTACGATCAGAATTTAATTACTCAAGCCAAAGCAACGATGAGTCAGTCTCAATTTGAGCGAGAATTTGGGGCTTTGTTTACGGATGATAGTTCTGGTTATTTTAAAACCAGTAAGATGGCCCTTTGTACTGTTTCCGACGGGGACTTACCTTGCGTAGAGGTGCAAGGAGAACCGGGTAGCGAATATATTTTAGCTTTTGACCCTTCATGGTCTCAAACTGAAAGCTCAGATGATTTTGCCATTCAGATTTTAAAACTTAACGCAGAAACCCAAAAGATTACGTTAGTTCATAGTTATGCGCTTTCCGGCGCTTCACTAAAAAGTCATATTAATTATCTTTTGTTTTGTTTGCAGAATTTTAATATCGTAGCTGTTTGTGGTGACTATAATGGAGGGGTGCAGTTTATGCAGGCGTGCAACGAAAGCGATACCTTTAAAAGCAAGAACATCAAGCTTAAAACAATTGAAGTTGGTCTCGACAAGCCGGAAGAATATCAAAATGATCTGCGTTCTTATAAAAACCAATATAACAAAGGGGAGTATCAGTATGTGATATTNCGAAAACCTACGAGCAATTGGATAAGGCAAGCCAACGAATTACTTCAAGCAAATTTTGATCACCATCGATTGTATTTTGCAAGCAGGGCTATTGACGATTTTTATCTTCAGCAGAAGCGCAAGAAGATACCTATCGCTGATATCAAGTTCTTGCGCACTAGTGAAGAGGCAAAACAAACCTCGGCAGCCAAAATGATAGACTTTATAGAGCATCAGTCAGACATGATGGAGCTAACTAAAAACGAATGTGCTCTCATACAGATAACAACTACCGCACAAGGAACCCAAACATTTGATCTTCCTTCTAATTTAAGGCGCCAGACAGGACCGGATAAGGCCCGGAAGGATTCCTACTCTGCTTTAGTATTGGCGAATTGGATGGCTAAAGTTTATTTTGACGCTCAGGCGCATAAACCGGAAGATGTTATAGAAACATTTGAACCTCAATTTATAATGTAAAGTAACTTTCAAAGTCACTTTGGTGACTTTAAGTGTAAAGTCTTTTAAGAAAATGGCGAATAAACGTAAATACACAAAGCGGTCTGAATATTGGGAAAAACTTAAAAACCAGTCTCAACCTATTGAGAATATCATGCAGGCCAACAACGATGGGGCCTATGAGCCTCAGCTAATAGGGGATTCCTTTTATGCTTACGAATCCAAAGCCTATGCGCGTGCCCCCGTGGGAGGGGCAAACACTAGCACCCGAAGGAACAATATTGCGATTGCTCCAGTACTCTACAAATATGCTAATATTCGTGGAGGGATGTTGCCTTATCAGTATGCCGTTGATGGCGTTAATGTTAGGGATACAATTGAGCTTTGTCAAAAAGCTTATGCAAATATAGCTGTTTTTCGAAATTCCATTGACACAATGGCTGATTTTGCCAACTCTCAAATATACCTTGAGGGTGGAAGTGCCAAATCTAGGGAATTTATTAAGGCTTGGTTCAAGAAGATTAAAATTTGGAGCTTAAAGGATCAGTTTTTTAGGGAATTTTATCGTAGCGGGAACATCTTTCTTTATACTCTTCAGAGCAAATTTAAGGCTGACGATTTCTCAAAGGTTCGTAACCTTGGTATCAACATGTTGAGCAATAAAATTCCAGTTCGTTATATTTTATTGAATCCATATGACGTAGTAGCTCAAAGAGCGACTTCTTTTGATAAGTATGGTTTGTATGCAAAGGTGCTTAGTGAATACGAAGTGGAGAGACTGAAGGATCCTAAAACCGAAGATGATCGTGAAATTTACGATGCGTTGCCCGAAGACATCAAAAGGAGAATTAAGAACGATAGTTGGGCAATTGACGGTATAAAGGTAAGCCTTGATCCTGAGAGGTTACGGTATGCTTTTTACAAAAAACAAGATTATGAACCTTTTGCTATCCCCTTTGGGTTTCCGGTGCTAGACGACATTAACTTCAAAATGGAGATGAAGAAGATAGATCAATCTATTTGTCGAACCATTGAAAATGTAGTTTTGTTGATAACCATGGGTACTACCCCGGACAAAGGTGGCGTAAATCCTAAGAACATCAGGGCTATGCAAACGCTTTTTCAAAACCAAAGCGTGGGTCGTATTTTGGTGAGCGACTACACAACTAACGCAGAATTTATTATTCCAGATATCAATAAGGTTATTGGCCCTCAAAAATATGAAGTTGTCAATCAAGATATTAAGGAAGGTTTACAAAATATCATTTTAAGCCAAGAGAAATTCGCAAGCACTGAAGTTAAGGCTCAAATGTTTTTGCAGCGATTAAAGGAGGCTCGCGATACGTTTTTGAACGAGTTTTTACAGGGTGAAATTAGGCAGCTGTGTAAAAATTTCGGTTTTCGCAATATTCCTACAGCTAAATTCGAAACTATCGACCTTAAGGATCCGGCACAGATGCAACGTGTTATTACCCGGATGATGGAATTAGGGATCCTACCTCCTGCGCAAGGCATGGAGGTTATTGATAGTGGAGTTTTCCCGAGCGAAGCAGAGCTAGACAAAGCTCAGGAAAAATTTGTTGATGATAGGCAAAAGGGCTATTTTAACCCTTTGGTAGGGGGAACGCCGGTTCCTATGGATTTCGAAGAGGAAGAGGAAATAGAAGAGATTAGACACCCTGAAGGGGCCAAGCTTTTAGAGAAACGTCGGCGATACGAAGAAACTAAGAATCCCGGGCGTAGCGCGGGGCGTCCCGGCAGACCGCCGGGAGCTAAGACTTTAGCACGAACCACCTATTCGGTTCAAAGCATTAAAAATACAGTGGATAATGCGAACGAGTTATACATTGCATTAACAGCTGAAGCTAAAAAACTTTTCAAAAAGAAGCAATTAAACAAGGGGCAGAAAGAGATTCTGGAAAGGGTTTGTGAGTCAGTAGTAATCGCCAAGGACCCGAAGGAGTGGGTTTCCACGGCTAAATCTTGCATCAAAAATTCAGCTAAGATATCTGACCTATGCCCATTGAAAGAGGTTCTAGATGTTAGCGCGAAACACGAACTAGATGATTATGCAGCTGCGATTTTATATCATAGCAGAAAAAATTCTCTAGAGAAGTAAAAAGGTGTAACATTTTGATGTAATGACAGATAAGTTTAAATACACAACAGAGTATCTGTTTGATGTTTACGCGACTACCGATTTAGAAAACGAGTTAAATATCAGCGTTGCGTCTTTGGATAACTTAAAACCACTTATACCCAAGTCTATTGATTTGGATAGAAATGTGGATTTAGTGGGAGTTGCGTTTAATGCAGCAATTGTCAATAAATTCAACAGAAACGGAGACGGGATTGACTCAGAGACTGCTGTAGACCTGATCGATTACTTTGTACATAAGCCTACCAACATAGAGCACAAAAAACAAAAAGTTGTTGGTCATGTTGTTAATGCTGGCTTTACTGATCTTAATAATGATAAAATCATAGGGAACGGTGCAGCATTGGCTACTAAGGACCCATATTATATTTCATTAGCTTCTGTTATCTATAAAACGGTTAACAAAGATTTTGCCGATGTTTTATTGAGATCTAGCGACGAGGACGACCCTTATTTCAAAAAAATCTCCGCCAGTTGGGAGTTAGGATTTAATGACTATGTGCTAGCCGTAGGATCTTCAAACCTCAAGGACGCTGAAATTATTACTAACCGTGCCCAAATAAATGAAATGAAAAAATATTTAAAAACCTTTGAGGGCGCTGGCAAACTTGACGACGGAACCCCTATTTACCGTTTGGTGGTAGGGGATGTTTTCCCTTTAGGCATTGGTTTTACTACAAATCCGGCAGCTGACGTAAGTGGTTTGGTTGTAGAAAAGAACATAGATTTAAACATTAATGACCACCGAGATGTAGAGGCGGTCGAAGAAAATGAAGAAAATTTTAAAAATAATATTTTAAAAATTTCACAAAGTGAAAATAATAACGTAATAACTACTAAGACTATGGATATCACAGAATTCAAAACAGAGTTCGAGAAGATCCTCGATACGAAGTTGACTGACAAGGCGGAGTTCTCTCAGGAGGCCGTGGCTAACGTTGCTTCTCATGTGATCGACAAGATTCGTGAGAAGGACGAAGAGTTCAAGGCTGAGCGAGAGGCAGTTGAGGCTGAAAAGATTCAGGCTCAAAAAGACGCTGAGGAAGCCAAAGCTTCTATCGAAGAACTTCAGAATAAGCTAGAGGAAGCAACAGAGAAGATTGATTCTTTGGAAACCTCTATCAGCGCTGCTGCGGCAGAAGAGTTGTTCAATAGCAGAATGGAATCTATTGATGAGCTTTATGACCTTACTGATCAAGACCGAGGGGTGTTGGTTAATGAGGTTAAGAGCCTTGAAAGTTCTGACGCTGCTTTTGAAGATTATCGGGCCAAATTGGCTTCCCTACTCCAACATAAGAGCAAGGCTTTTAAAGAGGAGCAGGAAAAACAATTCGAGGCTAAGGTACAGGAAGCTGTGGAACAGCGGTTGGCTCAAGAAATTAAGGCTAATACCGACGAAACCCCAGCCCCAGTAGCTACCGAAACCGTTGAAGATGTCGTGGAAAAAGTTGAAGTTCCTCATTCAAGTATGGCGAACAACAACGAGGCATCTTCGTCTGAAGACACCCTTGAGAATAAATTCAAGAAGGCCTTCAACGCGAAAAACATTTCTATAACCTACTAAAAATAACATTATGGCACTAAGATTATACCCATTTAGGCAGTATAGTGATCACGATGTCGTCAACCTATTTGCTAGTCAAGTAGTTGACGATAATCCATCGACTGACGGCAATGGTAGCGCAGGTGTGATGGTAAAAGTAATAAGCGGGAACATGAATAAGGACACTTTCGATTTAATTGGAAGTACTTATTTAGGAAAAACTGACTACCCATGGGTAGGTGCAGATAAATATCCTGTGGTACCTTTACGCGTCGNAGCTGCAACTACTGGAGCCGCAGTATTAGGCGTCACGCTCAATCAAACATTGGCGAATGACGAGAACGGAGAAAAACTTCTCTACAATCCAGTTAAAAAGGACGAATTACAGGCAGTTCTAAGTGGACAAGCTGTTCCGGTCGCGACAAAAGGTCTTTTCACATTTGATGAAGGTGCCTATGACAAGAGCGCAACGTTTATCCCCGGGAATATCGCGGTGATTTCGAGCTCGAACGCCGGAAAGATGGCGGGTGTGACTAGAGAGTCTCATCGTGATTTGGAATCGACAATTGTTGGTCATATTCTCGGAACGGGTAACAGGACTTCTCAGATGGGCAAATCTGATGAGTTTGCTGGTACTGGAACTGCGCAGTATGCGTTAGTACAACTCGATTGTTCTGCTTCTTGGAACGTTGCATAAACCTTAAAATAGAAAGGATTATTTAATAAAATGAAAATTACATTAAAAAGAACCGATGAGCAAATCGAATTAGTTAAGGCTATGGCTTCGCGTAACCGCGATACCGCTTACGCCGCGCAGGTTGCGCTCGCAGAGTTTATTGGTCCGGTACTCGCCGAAGTTATCAATAATGCTCCTACAGTTAGCAATCTTTTTACGCCGCTTCAGTACAACGCTGACGACAATCCTTCCATTCCGTTGGATTTATACTACAATATCTTCGATGAAGATTATATTCGTGTATATAGTCAGTCTGTGGCTGGTGGTCTTCCGACCAACTATGTTCAACCTACGTCGTCTGAGTTAAAGTTTGCAACTTATAACTTGGACAGTGCAGTTTCTTTTGATAAGAAATATGCTTCCCGTTCGAGGTTGGACGTCATTGGTAAAACCTTTACGCGCGTTGCGCAGGAAGTTTTAATTAAGCAGGAGAGGACTTCCTCGAACTTGCTTATGACAGCTTTGGCCAACGCTAAAACTGGTACAAACGTTAAGGAATATAAGAACCGTCACGTTTTCCGCACGGCCCAAGCTNATCGCTTGCTCTTAGACGACTTGAATAAGTTGTTCACTAAGATCAAGAGAAACAATGCTTCTTGGGATGGTGGAACACCGACTGGTGCTCGCAAGGGTTTAAGTGACCTCTTGGTTTCTCCCGAAGTTGTGGAGCAGATCAGGGCGATGGCTTATAACCCGATCAACACGTTGGCCCCTAATGGAGCAGCTGTTGGTGCGACTTCTCAGCCCGTTACGTTAGTGGATCCAGAGCGCGAGAAGGTCTTTGGTCAAGGTGGCTTGACTGAATTCTATGGTATTTCCATTATGGAAATTCTTGAGCTTGGTGTTGGTAAGCGTTTCAACGATGTGTTTGATACGGTTGCTGGCGCTACGGATTACATGGATGCCGGTGGAACATCTTCAGCGGTATTCGCTGGCGCTACTGAGGAAATCATTGTGGGTCTTGACCGCACACGTGATGCCATGGTTCGCGCTATTGCCGTTGATTCGGACACCGGTTCTGAGTTTAACTTGGTGGCTGATGATCAGTTCTCTAATAGACAGCAGAGAATTGGTTACTACGGTGCATTAGAAGAGGGACGTATGGTATTGGATGATAGGGCCTTAGTGGGCTTGATCATGTAATCGACTTAATGTCACTATCCAACTCCGCCTCGGAAACGGGGCGGAGTTTTTTTTT